TTGTGAAAATGATGAAAGCTTTTATTGAGACTTATGAAGATGTGTCCGATGAAGCTGAATATAAATTCACAGGAGAGCAGTTACATAAATTATGTGATTCAATATCATATTTATTACTTAGGTGGTAAGGAGTAAATAACACTGCGGTGGCGGAATAGGTAGACGCTGAAAGCTAGGGTAGGAGATACCCACCAAAGTGGCTGATAACAGATAGATGAAGAAGAGCCTATCTATCAATTTGAGCATGTAAGGTGCAAATCCTTACCCGCAGTGATTTTAAGGAGTAAAATCATGAAAAAGTATGTAAAAAAGCCGATAGAGGTGGAAGCAATACAGATTAAAGTTGAGAATATGCCAGAGTTAAAGCGTTTCTTAATAGACAATTTAGATAAAGGTCGTATTGAGATTTCATTTTCTGAAGGAATTGAAATTATAATTCCCACTTTAGAGGGAGACATGAAAGCACATGAAGGCGACTATATCATCAAAGGTGTAAAAGGCGAGTTGTACCCTTGTAGAAAAGATATATTCGAGGAAACTTACGAAGAGGTAAAAGCATGAGCACCATAAGCGCAATAATGTTAGCGCAGATAAAAGAGAATAAGAAAAAGGAAGAACAGAATGGCGAAAATAGACTTTACGCAAGAAGAAATCGAACTGTTGCTTCAATGCCTGTCAGCCCACTTTTTTCAAATTGGAGGAATGCCGGAAACGGTTGTTAGCTGTGTAGAAAAATTACAAGATGTATGTGAAAACAAAGAACAGATTGAGAGGAAAAACTGATGAGCAGATGGGTTACGTTTTATCACGACTTAGTAAACAACGTTGTAAGTGAGCTTAAAGTGCACAAAGACAAAGAAACAGCACTTAAATATTTCAACAATCACTGTAACCGATATTTTATGTATAGCACAGGATATAAAGCACCTAAACTTCCGGCAAGTTACGGCTATCCACACAGAAAATATTACGGAATGTCAGCTCAGATGTTCAAAAAGAGGTTTGAGGTATCGGTTGATGAAGCCTTAAAGGAGATTGCAAATGAGTCTACAGGAGAAAATAAAGAACGCTAAGAGATCAGATTGGTTTGACGACATGCCCCGATGGAAAATAAAGCTAAACATCTTTATAGGTCAGACGCGAGCTAAGATAGTAAAGCTAAAACCGATAAGAATAATCCGGGACATAAAAAGAAAGAAGCAAATTATTAAACACTACAAGCGGATATTTGGACGAGAACCGTCTGTATATGAATTACAAAGAGTCATGCACCTTACTTCCGATGAATACATAGAAGAACTCTTTAAATCGAACGAAACACCTTTTGAACTCCCAAAACATGAAAGACCAAAACTTTTTATTTGGAATCCCATTCCAATGAATGCTTTTATGACTTTAAAAGACCAGGAGAAAGAAAATGACAGAAAAGGAGTTCATGAACAAGATAAATAAAGCAATAAAGAACTGTATTTAAGGAGATTGCTGATGGCAAGATATAAGGATGGTGCACTATATTTTGACTGTAAGGATGGTGTTTATGGCATAAATACATCCTCGGATAGAAAGGGTAGATTTTTCCCATTCCCGTATTTTCTATTAGGCGGTGAAGTAGACTGGGATAAATTTAAGCAACACTATAACAATGTTTATGAATACGTGGGAGAGATTTTAGAAAATGAAAAAAACAACAAACATTGAAAGGGACATACCACACGAGATTGCTGAACTGATCTGCTTAAACTGTCATGACAGATGGATAGGTGTTTATCCGCAAGAAGTGCAGTTAAAGACTATTCAATGTAAATGTGGATGTACAGGCTTGGTTATAAAAACCGGGCAGACATTAAGCGATGATGAATTGAGAGAGTAGGTGAAAAAATGGCTAACGCAAAAAAGTGTGACAGATGTGGAAAGTTATATGAATATCCAATATGCAATGATGCTATTCAAATTACCCGTGATAGCGAGATATATGGGAGTGGGGGCGAAAGATTTGATCTATGTGATGAGTGTTATTCTGAACTGCTTACATGGTTGAAATTACATCCCGAAGATGCAAGGTGGGTAAGGAGAAGAAAGAATGAATGATTATAAGATTAACTTTGAAAAAGCATTTAACAAAGACATACCTGTAAATATGGATATGTATTTAAGCCCAATCCAAGAAATATTTAAAGAAATCGACCAAAGAATAACCGAGGAAAGAGAAAATTTAATCTACAGCGCTGTACAAGAAGTTGGAATACAAGTGGACAAAGACGAACTATTAAGAGCGTTAAGTTACGACAGAAACCAATATGTGAAAGGCTATACGGCCGCTATATTAACCGTAAGAGAACATATAGATGCAACGCTTCACCTGGATGAGCAAGGACAAGTGCTGCTTGGTTTACATCCGTATGAAAAAATATGATTTGGGAGGAAATAAATAAATGGAAATATTTAAACTAGGTTCTATAGGCGGTACAGAACTTTTAAATAAGATTGCCAATCTACCATCGAGGGGGCAGCAATTATTTTTTGGGCTGATAGAAAATAGTATTTTAGATGAGAGCAAAGAGTCGTTAAAAATATTAGAAGAATTGTACAATTATAGTTCATTAGATTATTCGGATTGCAAAAGTCCAATAGAACAAATATTTGCGCTTGCTTATGACATGGTGATTATCAACGAGGGTTTTCCGGCAAATGAGTTGTTGGTTATTTATCCACAAGAAGAATTGCTTGCTAATGGGCATAAATATCGCGCCGACTTTCTCTTTGATACTGAAAAATATAAAGAAAATTACTTTGAACACCCATATAAACTTGTTATTGAGTGCGATGGACATAGATTTCATGAAAAAACCAAAGAACAGGTTGTTAAAAACAATCAGCGTGATCTTGATTTAAAAATGAACGGATATGACGTACTACATTTCAGTGGGAGTCAGATTTATAAAGACCCAATAAAGTGTGCTTATGAGGCATGTGTATATATAGAATCCAAGGTGGGAGAAATATATTTATAATTTTAAGAGAGGATGTTTTTATGGGAGAAGTTAAATGGATTTCAATTACCACAGATATATTTAATGACGAAAAGATGTGTGCAATAGAAAGTTTGCCTGATGGATTAAACATAGAATTAGTGTGGTTTAAGTTACTTTGTTTGGCGGGAACGTGTAATGAAAATGGTTTTTTAATGATAAGCCGGGATATTCCATACACAGATGAGATGATGGCAAAAAATTTCAGGATGGAACTTGGTATCATTCAAAGAGCTTTAGAAACTTTTCAAAAAATGAACATGATAGAAGTGGTTGATAACATCTATATGGTATCAAATTGGCTTAAATATCAGAACGGAAACGAGCTAGAAAAGATTAAAGAATTAAACAGAAATAGACAAAGAAGATTTAAAGAAAGGCAGAAGTTATCTATAGAAAACAAAGGTAACGTTACCAATAACGTGAAAAGTAACGAATTTTGCTCTATATGTAATATGTATTATGTAGATATATATAGACATATAATAAATTACTTAAATAATAAAACTAGTAAAAATTATAGATATAATACAGGGAAATATAAATCACTGATTCATGCAAGATGTGAAGAAGGATACAAGATTGAAGATTTTGAAAAAGTGATAGATGTAAAGTGTGAACAATGGTTAAACGACAAGGAAATGAATAGATACCTTAATCCTGAAACACTTTTTAGACCTTCAAATTTTGATAGATACTTAAATGAATATGTTGAAAAGCCAAAATCAAGATACGCAGATGCACTAGAGCGAATGAACAAGCACATGGAAGAAAAGAGAGAAGAGTATAAAGATACAGACATAGGAGACTTTTATTGATGGCATGTGAAAAATGTGGTGGACGGGGATGGATACTTTACCGAAAAGACGGAACTGATTATGCAAGACCTTGTGAATGTCAAGAAGTAATGAAAGCCAAGAGCAGACTTGAAGCAAGTGGGATATCTGAGGAATTTCACAAGAAAGGGTTTAAGAACTTCAATGATCGCGGGATGGAAGTATTAAAGACAGCTCGTGACATGGGGATAAGATATTGCAAGAACTACCCGGAGATTAAAGGAACGAGGCATAATTCAGTCATGTTCATGGGACAGGTAGGAAGTGGTAAGACTCATTTATCAATGGCGATATGTAACAACCTCATGGATTATCACAAGGCAGGTGTAAGGTACATGCCCTACAGGGATGAGATAACCAAGATCAAGCAGACGGTCAGGGATGAGATTAACTACAACAATGAGATGAACAAGTTTAAGACCTGCCAAGTGCTTATGATTGATGATCTTCTGAAAGGCAAAACGACCGAGGCTGATGTAAATATCCTGTTCGAGATAATCAACTACAGGTATCTGAACATGCTACCCATCATCGTGAGTACGGAAAAGACCAAAGATGAGCTGCTTGATTTTGACGAGGGAGTAATGTCAAGGGTCTTAGAGATGACAAAGGACTATCAGATAGAGATTATCGGTGAGGAATATAACTACAGACTACTATAGGGGGCTAAAGATGACTGATTGCGTTTATCCAAACTGTTATTCTTGTAAGTTTCCTTACTGCATCAAAGAAGATGAGGAAAAGATCAAGAAAACAATAGACAGAAAAGAGTATCACAAGAAGAGATACCAAGAACACAAAGAAGAAATCCGGGAAAACTACAAGACCCAAAAGCAATATATACGATGGGTAGAGGTTAAAAAGACTATAAACGGGCTAAAGAAGCAAATCGGATTAAATAATTTCGAGTTGATAATGAGCGAGATTGAAAAACTTGATAAACATACATTGTCTAACATGTTGTGAAATGATAAAATTTGCCACCTAGAATTGATTTTTATATCGGTGGCGAGGAAATATTCATAAAGCAATAAAAAATTAAAAATAGGGGCAAATATGAAAATGTTTTGGCTGATAAGATGAGCTGCATTTTTTAAGGACTTAAGTTCTTAAGAATGCAGCTTTTAATTTTGCCCGGAAAGGAATCAATGAAGCGCGAGAAAAGAAAGGTCTGTGGCACATGTACATGGTGCAAACAGGATGTTCCGTTTGGTGAGTACACCTGTTTCAACGAGAGTTCACATCATTACGGGCGAGAACGAGAATACGAAGATGTGTGTTCTGATTACGAACCAAAAGAATAAGAGAACGTTTAGAGCGTAAGGGCTTGCGTTTGAGAAGAAAAATCTCAGGCGTAAGCCTTTTGTTTTTGACAGAAAGGATTGAAAAATGCTGCATTTTGGCGACATAACAAAAATCAATGGGCATCAAGTACCTTTAGTAGACGTTGTTACAGGGGGTAGCCCTTGCCAGGATTTGTCAGTGGCGGGCAAAAGAGAAGGTCTTGATGGAGAAAGATCAGGTCTGTTCATGGAGCAGATAAGAGTAATAAAGGAGATGAGAGATGAGTGTGTTCGACAATTATCAATGCGAGGGGCAGATGAGCCTATTCGACCTAGATTCATGGTCTGGGAGAATGTGCAAGGCAGTCTCAGTTCCCCCGGAACAAGGAACGGAGAAAACCACAAAGGAGAAGATTTTCAAGCAGTCCTCACGGAAATCGTCAGGATCGTCAAACCAGATGCCCCCGATATTCCTCTACCTAAAGACAGGAAATGGACAAAATCAGGATGTCTCATGGGTATTGGAGAGAACGGACAGCCGTTTTCCGTTGCTTGGAGATTACACGATGCACAGTTTTGGGGAGTCCCCCAACGAAGAAAGAGAATCGCGCTTGTCGCAGATTTTGGAGGAACATCCGCACCCGAAGTACTCTTTGAGCGAGATTGCTTGCCAGGGCATTTTGAACAGAGCGGAGAGAAGAGGGAAACAATTACCCGAACCACTCAGGAAAGCACTGATACAGCAAGTTACACGCTCAAAATCAGAGGTGGAAGAGAAATAGACAGCCTTGGAAATAAGGCAGGTAAAGGGGCTTTAGTTCAGAAAGAATTAAGTGCAACCCTTGGTATAAGCCAAGATCAGACATTGTTTGCTAACTGCCTTAATAGTTGGGATGTTCAGAGCAAACATATACAGCCGGAAAACGGGGTTGCGGAAGCACTTTATAGCGGAGAACGCAGATATGGTGGCGGTGAATCTTATGTGCTGCAAGAGAATGTTCTACCCTTTGACACAACACAGATTACATCTGATAAGAATTGGAGCAGCCCGAAAGACGGTGACCCTTGTCATCCGCTTGCAGCGACAGCTCATCCACCTGCTGTAAGCATAAAGCAAGAGACACATCAAGAGCCACTATTACTTGAAAGCAATCAAAACCACGCAACAGTTCAGACAGACGGTATATCTACAGCATTACCCGCAAGTATGGGAATGGGTGGCGGTTACGTCCCTATGGTAGTTCAGGATAAACAGACAATCTGCCTAGAGGGTAACGGTTCAAGGGAATCACACAAGGGTGATGGATATTCTGAATCAGATATGATGTATACGCTCAATACTGTTGAGCAACATGCGGTCTGTGAGTATATGGCAATGCAGGGCATCGGTGATTATAAGGAATCAGACGCAGCTTCGGCACTAAAGCAAAGAGATTATAAAGACGCAACTGATCTAGTCATAGAACCTCATAGTTGGGACGGTAGCCAAGTGTGTTCAACCCTCACTTCACATAATGCAGGTGGAGAACAGAGGATGCCCGACAAGAACCACTTTAACGCTGTTGTGACATACGGACTTGATAGAGCCGCATACAACCAGGGCAAGAATGCAAAGTTTGATTTCTCAGTAGAAGAGGAAAAGATAGGTGCACAGCTTGCAAAAGGACCGGGAGCTGTTTGCACTTCTGTGGTTCGTAGGCTTACACCAACGGAATGTACTAGACTCCAAGGCTTCCCAGATGGTTGGGTTGACATTGGAGAATGGGTTGATGAGAAAGGTAAGAAGCATAAGGATTCTGATGCACCAAAGTATAAAGCTTTAGGAAACTCAATAGCACTTCCATTTTGGCAGTGGATGGCAGACAGGATGGTAGCACAGCTTAAGAATGATGGAACTGAGAATCCTACAATGGCAAGCTTATTCGATGGCATCGGGGGCTTTCCTTTGGTATATGCAAGAAGCGGATGTAAACCTATGTGGAACAGCGAAGTCGAGTCTTTCCCAGAGGCAGTAACAACAAAACACTTTGGAGATGAAGAGAAAGGAATAGAGGGAGATTTAGACAAATACCTTTAAAGAAAAAACATGAAAAAGAGACACGGTTATAGTGAATTACTACAAGAAATGCTCGAAAACACAAATAAAAAGGGGTATGTAAGCAGCGATGCACTCGAATTAACATATTTATGTAGCATAGCAATTTCATTAGCCGGGATTGCAGACAAGATATGTTTTGAGGACGAGAAGAAAGGACAAGGCGATGTTCAAGATAAAAACTAAGAAAGATATTAAAATTGAGGAACTTGAAAAAGAAATCGAGAGACTTACACAGATTCTAAAATCACCGCTAGGAAAGCCACAAATAATAAGATGTGAAAGAAATATTACCACATTAAGAACTTGCAGGATTTTGGAAGAGGATATGCCTATAGAACACGCAAAATATCTCATAAGCAGGGAATTTGTTGAACAACTTGAACCATATATTCACTTTGATATTTCGGAGGATAAATCTGATTATCGAAAAAAAACAATGATTGGGCTATTACAAGTGGTTGAGAACAGGAGATTTTGGTAATGAACATATGTATTGTAGACAGCCAAACTTACGAACTAATAGCCTATGTGTCTGTTGATCGTGAAGCCATAGTGAAAGAGGGTTATGAGATTCTTGACTACGGATGTAAAGAACCAACGTTCAAAGACATAAACGGAACAGTGTTTGTGAGTTTGCCGGAAAGGAATGAAAAATGACAAGAGATGAGGTAATGGAACTAAAAGATAATCTAGTCTACGCAGAGAAACAGCTAGATAACGCTCAGAGGACACTTGACATATGCTGTGAAAGGATGGCAGCGGCACAACAGGCATACAGGCTTGCGGAAGTTCGATATGTGCTAGAAAAGATACACTCAATAACTTTTTCATATGACATTCCAAGGGCTACACTGAACGCATATATAGCACATTGCCTTAATTGCTTAAGTGGAGATGTTGACGGAATGGTTTTGGATATGTCGGAGCTTGTAGAAGAACTAAAGAGCGAGGTGAAAAAATGAAAGATAGATGGGGTAATGAAATCAGAGTGGGAGATGGGGTATGGTGGAGAAGCATAATGTCAGGTGAAATTGGACTCATCCAACGATTTGATAATGAGGATGTAGAAGTTCTAAAGGCAAATGGAGAAGAAGATAGGTGGAGCGTTCAATTAGTAGAAAAGGCAGACTCAGAGTTTAAATATAGCTTAGAAGCCCGAATAAAACAATTAAAGCAAGATCACCTAACAGGACATGAGGCTTGGGATTTAATATCACCGTTCCTTGCAATAAACGTAGGGAAAGATAGAGAAAGAAGTGAACTATGGATAACTGTGTACACCATAATATACACAGCCTTAATGGAATATGACAAGACAAGGGGGCTTAAATGAACAAAGCAACAGTACATGATCTAAAGATACTACCTCAGTACTTTGAAGAGGTCATCAAAGGACATAAGCGTTTTGAACTAAGAAAAGATGACCGGGATTATAAGGTTGGAGATTTGTTAGTGCTTCGCGAATTTAAGGATGGGAAATATACAGGAAGAAAAGCGGGGCAATTCGCTATCCGTTATATTCTCAGAGATTGCCCGGAGTATGGATTGAAAGATGGCTACTGCATTATAGGATTTTAAGGAGAATAATATGAGAATAGTATATGAGATAATCGTGATTTCGATAGTGTATTTCTTGGGCTACAGGATAGGATTTCACTTTGGGGTAATGAAAGCCTTGAAAGACGTAGAAAAAAGTCTTGATGAAGCTAAAGACAAATTTCTTGAAGAGATGTTAAAAGCATCAATCATAGTGGATAGACGGGAAATGGAGAAGAAAGAACATGCTGATTAAAGCAAGAGAAATATTCTACGATGTAATCAATGAGAGAGAAACAGCACTAAGAGAAGGGAACGAAGTGTATTTAAACACAAAGCATATTATCTATGTAAAAGATAAAGGATATGGCGAATATCTTGTAGGTACTCTAGTCGGTAAATGGATAATTGAAAATTCAGAATTTCAAAGGTGGATTGCGAAAGAGAATGAATAAATACAATAGCTTAAATATATTTGAAAAAGCAAAGCTCGCACAAGAACTGAACATTGATTCGGTAGACCAAGTGGCAGCGATGATAAATTCTAAGGCCACAAGCCCAAGTCAGAGGAAGAGGCTTGAAAGGTCGCTGAATAAAATCAATACCATATATCAAAAGGCACAGGCCAAGGTTGATTACAGTGCATATGAGAAATACAGAGATATAACCGATCTTGATTTTGTTCACTTCAATGCGATTCTTGGTATAACGATGTACGAGGATTACAATTGGCGCGAGACAGAAGAAAACGAACACGGACAGATAACATCTTTGATGGAGCGTATTCAAAAGAATATGAGGAAATACAAGGAGATGGGGTGTTCTACCAAGGATGTAGCAAAAAAGCTTGAAGATTTAACCGGGATAGTTTTAGTGCCGGATAACCAGGGGGATTAAGCATGGAAGTATGGCAGATAATAAATATGCTTGCCGATAAGGTATGGCAGACAGAGAAGTGTTTCTTGGATGTAACCATCATGGACGGAAGAGTAGAAATCCAACTCATGCCCATCGCTGTAGATATGAATGAATATGACGATGAGGATGATGAGGACGATTACAACGAATTTGATGTATAATATAGTAAACAATTGGTTGTTATAAAGCAAAGGAGAAAAAGCTATGCTGATTACATGTCCTGAGTGTGGTGAGAAAATTTCAGATCAAGCAAAGACATGCCCTCATTGTGGGTTGCCTATCAAAACGCAAGAGAAGCCTAAAGTCAATACATCACAGATTAAAGAAAGTAAATTCTTTAAATCAAAACTGCTTAAGGTTTTAGTTGCATTGGCAGCAGTTGTTATAGTTATTGTTTGTGTGAATGCTTATAACAATAGGTGGAACAAATACTTTGATGTAACGGAACAATTAAATAAAACAACATTTGATAGAGAATATTATATTCAAAATAAAACAAATAAAAGTTTTGATAATGTCACCGTATATTTTACATTTTCTACTTCTGAGGGGAAATATACAATACCTCAAAAGGTGGGGGCAATAGGTGCACATGAAACCATTATGGTGACATATGACAGCGAAAAAGGCGATGAATATATAGAGAACCACATGATTAGGTCTGTTCCGATAGGTTATTGGGACTTTAAAATTAAAAGAATAGCATGGTAAACAAGGCAACTCTGTGGACAATCTATGGTGCTGTAATTTTGTGTGAAAAAATAGTTGACAGATGCAATGGCATAATTCATAATTAAACCATGCAATGGCAATATTAAGAAAGGAGGGGGCAACATGCCACGCACGGGCAGACCAATAAAAGGTTCTTCGAGAAAAGATAAATCCTTGCAATTAAGAGTCTCGCAGGACATGTTAACAAAATTACAATACTGTTCGGACAGACTTAAGACAAGCAGAACAGAAGTGTTAGAGCAAGGAGTCAATCTGATCTATGATGAACTTAATAAAAAATGAGAGCTGTGCTCACCGACCAAAGCGACACAACTCTCTTACATCTACCCCATATCCGAAGATATAAGGTGTAAATTTAGTATACATCTTAATCCTTCGGATTTCAACGGAACATAAGTTTGACAAAAACGGAGGATTTCTAAATGAATCTACAGGTTATAGAGCATAATGGGGTTCGCGTACTCACTACACAGCAACTCGCAGAAGCTTATGAAACAAGTGGTGATCTTATCACGAGAAATTTCAACAGAAACAAAGATAGATACATTCCGGGAAAACATTATATGGCGTTGTCAGGCGATGAAAAGAATGATTTTATAGACCGAGGACAATTTGACCGAGGTTTAAAAAACGCCCAAACAATCTACCTCTGGACAGAAAAGGGATGTTTTCTTGCAGCCAAGTCGCTCAATACAGACAGGGCGTGGGAAGCTTATGATAAGCTGATTGATGGATACTTTACAATCAAACAGAACATTATCGATCGTTCACAGCTATCGCCTCAGATGCAGATGCTTTACGGATTGATTGAGGAACAGGCAAAACAAGAGATAGAGCAGAAGAGACAGGCAGCTCAATTAAGGGCGGTTGAAACGAAGATCAACAACATTCAGGAAATATTCATTGAACCCATAAGCGATTGGAAGAATGAAATCAATAAGAGAGTCAGGGAAATCTCTATTAATTCCGGCATAAGATTTGAGAAAGTTTACAATGAAATGTACGGAGAGTTAGAGTCAACAGCTCATTGCTGTTTAAACAGACTCCAAGAGAATAAAAAGAATCGCATGGAAAAAGCGGGAAACACAAGAACAGCGATAAAAGAAGAGACAACCAAGATTGCCATTGTCCATGAAAACCCTAGATTAAAAGCAATCTTCGAGGGCATTGTGAAAAAATGGGCGATGAGATATTGTGCATAATAACGGTGGAAAAATTCATGAAAAAACAATACAATGAAATAGTTAATCAGGTTACCGTAGTAGGCAGCAGCGAAAGAGGGGAGAACTATGCAGAAATTAACACAAGAAATGATTAACAACGCTTTTATGAGGGAAATGGAAGAGGGGAAACCATTAGATGATCGAGAAGAACACAGAGTTCTTTCAGATGCACTTACACAATATACAGCCTCAATACAGGCAAAGTGCTTTGAGAAGTATTACAGAATGGGATATGAAGAGTGCTTAAAACTGAATATGTAGACAATAAAAAAGAACCCTACACGGAATGGTGCAGGGTTCTTATCAATTTAAGATATTCCAATAATCGCTTGCGGTTGTGCATGGCGGGGCATTCCATATGTTCTTAATCCCTTGGATAAAGCCCACTTTTTTTGGCGGGATAATTTCTTTTTCTTCCGGCTTAACGGGAGTTGTATCATCGGGGCGGTTAAAATTCTTGGATACAATAGCTGCAATATTGATCTTATCCTCATCAGCAACATAACATCCCTGTACTCTTATCGGCTTATTGCCGCCTTTTTTGATAAGCATATCACCTTTTCCAAATAACTTTTCTGCGCCTATCTCATCCATGATAATCCGGGACTCCATAGAGTTTGCTGTATTAAGTGCAATCCTGAACGGGATGTTTGCTTTGATAAGGCCTGTTACAACATCAGCTCTTGGTGACTGTGTTCCGATGATAAGATGGATTCCGCAAGCCCTTGCCTTTTGAGCGAGTCTGACAACATAATCTTCAACACCTGGATTCTTAAGGATGAGATCAGCAAACTCGTCAATGATACATACTATTCTTGAAAGTTCATGTCCGTTCTCAATATACTCATCAATATCATCACAGTTATTCTTGGCGAATACTGCATATCTATTTTCCATAGAATCACACAGGGAAGAGAGAAGATTAAAAGCTTCATTCTCATCACTGATGATTGACACGGGAGTATTCTTATACTTGTTAAACTCAGTCCCTTTCATGTCGATAACCTTGATTATTGTACCGACATTTGTTTTGGTGGATGAGTCCTTGGCATACACGTTATGCATGAGCAGCGATGCAACAATGGCATGTAAAGTCTCAGACTTACCACTTCCCGTTGTACCTGCAATGAGCATGTGTGGTGCTTTTGCAATGTCAGTGAACACGGGGTTACCGTTCAAGTCTTGACCTAAAACCACGGAAGTCATTGATGATCTAGTGTGAAATTCCGGCGTGTAGAGTTTACCAAAAGGAACGATGTTAAATTTCCCCCTGCGCTCGATAACAAGTGTGTCCTCAGTCTGAAAGTAGGAGATGTTATCAGCTTTAAGGGCTACCGATAATGTGTGCTCAATGGCTTTTTTCGCCCTTAAAATCTTGCCATTGACTTTTATATCCAAAGGAAGATTTATAATGTAGCGAATGACCTGAGAACCCTCTTTAACGTCATTAACTTTAAGACCGTACTCTTCAAATACCTTGTTGATATTCTCAATATCCTGTGCCTTATGCGGATATTCGGTCTGAGAATAATCTGTTTTAAGTGTAAGATTTCTGAATCCCATATCTTTAACCTCTCTCAATCATTTACTTAAACGTTGGTTTTCCTTGTAGTCATCCGGGTAAAATATCTTTATGATCTCAACCACAGGGACATGCAGCATGTTTGCAAGCTTGAACATAAAGCCTATCTCAATCTTCTGACGGATGCCGTTGACTCTTTTCTGCATATTACCATAGTCAATCTGGTTATCCTTGCAGAATGCATGAAGTGAAGCATAACCCTTTTTCTTAAGTAAATCATTAAACATATCTTTTGTAGTCATTTCGTACCTCTCTTATAGTTATATTATAGCACTTTATAAGTACATAACAACACAATTCAATCAATAAATCACTGAATTATCAACTTAATTCCATCTTCACTGAGCTGATGTGAAAATCTATATCCTCAACTATGTAATTACCCTGCGGACGGTGCTTCTTTATCCACTTAAGAGCTTTTAACATGAACGAGTATTTCTCAGGAATATCCAGGTCTTTTACTAAATGATTGTTTTGCCATTCCGGGAACGCTGCACCCGTCCCATCGTCATCCCAAAACGTAGGCTCAGGATTTTCATTAACGATTCTTACATCATAGTTATCAGAATCAGCGATAAAGAATGTACCATCAGTGAATGCACCAAGGAACACATAGATACCGCCGCCTGTATATTCAGGAGTAACACTTTTAATTCTCATAATCTTTTCCATCTTTCCACCGCCTCTTCAATATCTGTTTCAGTGTTAGGGTTTATCAAGTTGGTTACGAACATCCTTCCTTTTCCATCTGATGTATAGACCGCATTTTCTTTAAAAGAATAATAAAGCGGCAGCCATGTAGAACGGTCACCGTTGTTTATATTTTTAGATAAAACTGCAACTTTATAAGTGTTTTTCATAATTTCACCTCTTCCAATGTGTTAATCATATAGCTTAAATCATCAACAATGGCATACTGTGTGTTTGTAAGGTTCTTGTTATGCCTGTAGAGATAGTCAATCTTATCTGACATTGCCTTTAAGAGCTGCCTTGTTGTGTTAATCTCCATTGCTTTATGTAGTTTTTTTGTATTTACACTTATATTATTCATTAGATCACCTCTCAATCAAAAAATATCTCAATCACATCATTGGTAGCACGAATACTTTTTACTTTTCGGCTGCCAAGTTCCTTGTTGTAGGCATACTTGTTTTTGTAGTCATGCCAATAACTCATTATTTCGTACTTCTGATTTGGAAACAAAGTATTCAATACGTCATCAACTATCATATGTTCACCTCTCAAATAAGATTGTTTAAGTTGGCTTTTAAATATCTGACCGCTTGAATAAAACTTTCAAACTTTGGCAAGGTAACCCACATTAGAACAGGGTCACGTAACACCGCGTCTGTGTTATACCAAGGTTGATGGCTTATTATTCTATTATCACCGCGTGTTACGGTGAAAACTGTATTATTACCTGTAGCAGTATAGGTTAATTCTCTCATATTCATTTACCTCTCAAATTGCACTGTCAAGCTCATCATGATAATGTCCCTTGTCATCAATTATGTGAACCCATCCTGCATAGTCGGAGTACTTGCCACCGAATAAATCAACAGCACTCTTAAGTTCACGTTGTGCACGGGCAATGGCTTGTAGTTTTGTGTAGCCTTCCGCGGGCTGCTCGTGGAATGGTATTAAGTTTTCATTCGTAACATAATATCTCATACGATCACCTCACGCTGTATAAGGTTCTGTGTTTGATTCTGTGACATGTTTTTTAGATAGATAATGGCCACTTGCGGGATTATACCAAAACCATGTCTTAAATTGATAAGCGGGGGCGTGCTTTATAAGAATAACCTTGTTACCATCGGGCATTGAATGTATAACCTTATCTCCAATACTTACCTTTTTAAGCCAGGATTCAGGCTTGCGTTTGTTTTCGCGGCATTTATTTCTCCACTCAATAGCATATTCATTATCGGTGGGACTCAATAAATCAAGAATACTAGTCGGGCAATCATAAAAACCCGGTCCCATTGATTCTGTTATGTCCTTATATCCAAAATTGCAACCGTTCTTTAAATCGCTACTTGTCAACATAACAAGCCCGATAACCTCAACAGTATTCTTTACTTTATTAGTAAATTCGTAGGCGGCATAGTAGACTGAACCACGCATAGTAGACTTTAACACACGTCCTTTTCCATCTGAATCTTCCCAAGTGTTTATTTTATCGCACTCCGCTTTACGATCAACTTTTCCGTTCTTATATTCGTGTGAATTATAAAATGTCCATCCCATATTCTTAACCTCTTTTCTCTCTCAATACTTAAATACTCCAAGATCGATGCAGCAACGTTCCGTCAATTCAATGCAATCACAGTACTCGTACTTGTCACCTTTTCCTGTCATGCCGGACGGATACATGTCACCCATCACCATGCCCTTAACTATCTTATGAGTCTGACCGTAGTTGTCGCGCTCATTCTTTATAAACATAAATGTTCTCATTCCATTACCTCATTGAATAAATAAAGCCGCGTTATACTCTTCGCGGCTTATCCTACGTGCTTTTTGAATTACTTTGAGAGTCTCACGACTGATTGATTCTTTAAAATATCTCCCGTTAGTCTCCCAATAATAGCTTGTAATTGATAAATACTTAATCTCGACTGCTTCTTTACCGTTAAGGTTAACTTTTCTTCCTATCATGCTCTTACCTCTCTCTCTATCCTCTTAACTGCACCGCTCATTCTCACGGACTCACGCAGCTCAACTAATAAATGAGCGAATAAATCAATCAACATCCTGTATTCTATGAATGATATATAGTTGTTTGAGTAGGCTGTGGTTATCTTTTCGCCCAGGTTCTTAATTCTGACAAGATCGATATACTTGGTTTTTGCCTTGTCAATACGCTTGGAATAGTTCGTTAACTCATTTAGGTATCTTGTAAATATGCTCATGTTCTCAACCCTCTCTCAATATAATGTTTACCAAGTGCTGCAATAAAACAAGCTGTGATTCTTTTTCCTGTGGCAATTTTCCGTCCGCTTTTAAATTCATAGCGGTTAGATATTCATTTTCAACTACATCCCTTAAAGTATATAGGGCGTTAATTTCTCTCATCATTTCGCTTTTATTCATTCTCAACACCTCACTTCTTATAGACTGCATCATGCAGCCGTTGTTTAAGTTCCTTGGTTTTGTTTACGTATCCGGGCTGCCTACCATCACACGGAACAGTCCTGTTGCTGTTCCCGCATTCCTTAAAGTACTTGCAGCCCCTACAAGGATATTTACCCATCAGTTCACCTCTTTTAACCTCTCTTTTTCAGGGCTGCTCAAATAATCGTAGTCGTAACCGTCAATAGTTCCTATCGTTTCGGACGTGGGCGCGTCACCTGTGAAGCGGTCAACCGTTTTAAATGGCATGTAGAACGCTGTATAACGTCCCGTTTCCGCGTTACAATTGTATGACTCGAACATATTAAGCACGGAATCAAAAGGGGCGAAATTTGAGCTTATATCCATGATATTAACGGGCATCTCAATAGCCCATCCCGTGAACGGGCGAAGATTGACGGGAATCCACAAGATTGTCAACCCGTTATTGTATGCCCTGCGCGCCTGTGCTTTTGATATTCTTTTATACTTAAATCCTTTTTGATCGCTCAATATAATATTTCTCATGCGGTTACCTCTCTATAACTTCACAATTAGATTTCAAATAATAGTATCTGTTAGCCGAAATGCGTTTTGTTTTGACAAAATCAAAAGCAAAATAGCGGTTGTTAGTTCTCCATATAATCTTTAATTGATGATTGTCATGTACAAATATATATTTAGGATTGTAGGCTAAAAAACCCGTTACCATATCATCACCTCACAATTTCTCATACTGAGCTTTACTGAGTCCGCAAAATGCTTTTATATGTCTGCATGTCGTGTTAGTATAGCCTATGTATTTTCCTGTTGCGATGTCGTAACCGTCCCATAGTTTAATCAATGTACCGTCACTTTTGCGCTCAATAATGGGCGTTCCGTAGCTGTATAAAGTCTCGTTGCCGTTGTCGTCAATAGTAACCTTGGCTTTCCCGTAAAAAGATTTACGGTCATGTGGTATCAATTCGTATGTTCTCATGTTCTTAACCTCTCTCAAATAATCATAAATAGCACTAAATCGCCGTTGTGTGAATTGCTCATATAGGTATCAAATGATAGTTCCGACACAAGATAATTCCCACTTTTTAAAGTCTCAATATACTCATAAAGTAAATCAATTTCGCTCAATATAGCGTTAGTTCCGGAATCTTTAAAAATCCTCATTGCATCACCTCTCTTTATACGTCAATACCAATAATCAGGAATAAATCAATCAATGTATTTATACGGTTTAAAAATTTCGTGTCCGCTGGATCTAAGGGCGTAAAGTTCCGCGCAGCGATGCAAACAAGGTTGTAAAGCATTTCGCGCGGTGTTTCGTTCCCTTGTGGCTCATCGTAGGGGTATAAATCGCTCAATAGTTCAGTGTATAGCGTTCTCAATTCTGACATGTCAACACCTCTCAATAATCAAATCTAATCACATAACCGTCCGATGTTTTAGCAATAGAATCATCAATGAACATTGCAAAGTACTTTGCTACGTCCTCACCGTCATTTTTTAATTCCTGTACTTTTTCGAGTGCATAATCAATAAATTCTGAATCGGTCAAAAATAAATGGTGTGATAATAGCGCGTTATACGTGTCGGAGTCGTTTTCATAGCTTCCGAATATCCCGCAAAACTCATCAAGCCCGTTAAAAGCCACATCATGCAACTCATCAAGCGTTACATCGTTAGATTCCAATATGTTCAATAGTGCAAGCATATCATCGCGTGTTATTGGTATTTTTGACTCATCGAATAAACCATACTTATCATAATTGCTCAATATATAGGCTTTTTGCTTTTCGTTCATAAAATCACCTCATTTTTGATCTAAAATTCATAGATACACTTTTTTGATTGTCGCAACCTCGTTAACATACCAATACTCACTCAATAAGCCGTTGCTAAATACAAGAATGATGTCAAAAGTATCAAGCGGGATAGTTACGCCCAAAGCCCATTTGCCTATCTTGCTACTTGTTTCATTGTCAAAATCAATACCTATCAATTCCGCATTTTCCCACGTTGCTTTTTTGACATATGCCTTGGCTAGTTCATAGTTTTTATAGCCTCTCTTGCATGGTAGTGTGGCTTTATAATATCCATTCATAAGGTTTTTACTCATCAAATCGCCCCCTCTTTTAAATCGTCAATATCGCCAATTAAACAACCATTTGACGCGCCGTAATGGTTCAAATAGAATTGATTATCGGGGTACTTATGAAAGTATGTCCCGTCACTAGTTACATACAAATCACCGTCAACGAGTTCTTGCAAAGCTGCGTTATCCACATAAAAACATTGTTCTACACAACCGTTATTTCTTGGCTTTATAGCTTCCATATAGTGAATAAAAGTATAATCTTCGGGGTATTCGTTTGGGTCATCGTGCTGTAGTTCTTTAAAAAGTTCATATAACTCATCAATGGTAAAAATTCGGTCATGGTCTAAATCAGCCCACATCGTACCGCTTAATTTCTTTAAATACTCTCTATCTGTCATAAAATCACCTCATAAATACACGCCCCCGCAGGGGCGCGGAATCAATCAATCGCCACCGTTAAGCTTGCAGAACTCATGCAAAAGTGCTTCTATCTGTTCGCGCTTTTCCTCATAGGGTGCTTTATTTTCCCATGAGAGAATGCTTCTTGCCTTATCCTCATACTCGCGGATACCCTCGGCGCGTTTGCCTATCATGCCACGGTAACCCGTGCAGATTGTAACGCCGTAAACCTCGTATACGTCAAAATTCCAACCATAAACCCCGCATGTATAGGCGTTCGGCTCGTGAAATGTTAATAAATGCTGTAAATCACAATATCCCACGCTAACAGGGTTAATGCTTCCATTTCTAATTGCTTTTGCTGTAGTTTTGAATTTCATAGTTTATAACCTCTCTCTCTTCATTTCTTGCGCCTTTTCCGACAATTCAACGAGAACATGCTGCATTAAATCGCCGTAGATATAGGCAAAAACTTGTTAATAGTACGAAATACCCTGTAAAGCTTTGACACGATACAAGGCAACTAACACGCGAACGCGTGAGTCGTAGGTGCATACGTCCCGCGATGGGATACGTTTAATGTAGCGTGCAGTTTTTTGAGGCGGTCAGCACGTTCCATGACCTAGCAGTATATTTTCGAGGGTTGCTTCATGCCCTCGCGGGACTATGCAGTTTTAAACGTCTACCAAGGTATGTTTTTTCTATTCCATCGCCCCGCCTCGCTTCTTGGTATTGTCCTATGTCCTATTGGAATAGTGGTTCGGAGTGCCAAGGGCAAGAACGAAACTGTATATAGTTGTTGTGTACCTTGTTTTGATGGTCTTATTGTACAACGGGTTAATAGGGTTGTCAAGTACTTTATTGAAAGTTTTTAAAAAAAATTTGAGAGTGCAAAACCTCAGTATTTATGCGGGCTTACGGTTGCTTATATATGGTTGATCTAAAAAACGCTTGAAAAAAATTTGATAAATGTGTACACTTGTAAATGTAAAACATAATAAACGATGTTTAGAGACATTAACGGCTTGCATCTATTGAACGGGTGCAAGTCGTTTTTTAATGCCACGATATGACGATATAAGGGCTTTTAAGATGGATATAAACAAAATAATAGATAATAGCATAAAAGACATAGTAAAAGAGAATACAGCCCAAGGAAGCGAAGCGGACGCGGATATATACGAACTACTAAACGCGGAGATATTAACCGACGACATCCAACAAGAAATATATAAGCGTTTTCATGATGATATTGAAAACTACATAGATAATTATTTGTTGACATCCAAAGACCCAAGCGCCGACAAGGGTATGTATAAATGCAGCCTAGAAACGTGGCAAGCATGCGCAAGTGATATTGGACGGTACTACTTCCAAAAGAATAGATATTTAATGGACGAACGCAAGCGCAAGGCGCAAGGCGGTAACCCCTATAGAGATGAGTTGCTTTGCATAGGCTTAACGCTATATGAGGGATTTTGTAGAGAGTTTAGGAAACAATTCTTTATTTATGATAGTTGCCAATTTTTGGGAATGAATCTTGATACGATGTATAAACTAAATTCTCTACACGCCGAACTTTTGAAAAAAGCGCATAGCGTGCAAGAATCAAGCATGCGAACAGCGTTGGCAAGTGGACGCAGCAACGTTACAGCGATGGCTATTTTACTGAATCACGACTACGACTACACGAGAACTACACAGATAGTACATACAACACAGCAAATCAAGCAGGCAAGCGACTTGCCACAGCTTAATGCAGAGTTGTGCAACATGCCGAAAATATCCGACAATGAAATGTAAAAACAAAAGTGTTCGAGTGGATGCCTGGCAAAGCGCATGGTTGAGCCATTTTGGTGTTCGAGTGAATTTCGTATAATTATGATTTTGCGAAAAACTTCACGCAACCATGCACAATGGCGGGTAGGGGTCTGCGGAGCGGGTAGCACCGGGGCGGGCTTAGTCCCCCAAGCACCGAAAACACAAAAGAGGGTACACGGATGGCTCAACCAATAGGGTCAACCCCGAATCGAGAAGAAAAGCAGATAAAAGTGTCAGAAATGGCTCAACGGTGGGGTGGCGTACAGATTTTAGGGAAAGGAACAAAATGGTACAGAAGAGGTACACAGTAAGCACGAAGATCAACGAGCAAGAGAACAAGGCACTAACAGAGATATCAAACCAAGAAAACATCAGTGTTTCAGCGGTCATGAAGCTGTTTGTAGATGCGCTGATAAATGGGGATATTGAGTTAGAAAAGGGAGAGTTAAAAATATGTACGCCACCGCATGAGGACTGCGTTTCAGAGATTTTAAACGTACCGATTTTCCAAAGTAAGATAGATAAAGAATTAGAAAAACTAACTGAAAAGGGATACCCGGACAAAATGAGAATGCGGATAGAGGAACAGATATCAGAAAACATACGAAATCTTCCAAGATATGATGCAAGAAGGATGAGGGAAGATGATTGGGGGTGCTAAATGCCAACAAAGGATTCGGTAGTAAGGACAGCGAGGCATAGTGCAGAGACATGGGCAAAGATAGAGGAATACATGAAGAAAGAGGATTTAACGTATTCAGCGGCGATAAGAAAGCTCATAGAAGAGATGGACATGCCCAAGCAGAGGAAAGAGTATGTAAACACCCAGGAATTGGTAGACCTGTGCGAGAAGAGGAACATAGACCCGCAGAGTTTGGTAGATTCCTTGGTAAGAAACCTAAAGAGAGGTTAAAGAATGGGAAGTAGTAAGACACAGACGAGAACGATAAGGATAAAGAACGAGACAGCGGATTATTTTAGGGACAAGCCGCTAAACCGGGTGGTAGAGAGTGTTCATGATCTGGCGATAAAGAACGAGATAGAGGTAAAAGAGAATGGCGGGATTTCTATTATCAGCGGACGGGAAGAATTTTGAGAGGATAGGCGAGGTTTCGGAGGTAGACCTTACGGTAGAAGAAGAAAACACACCTGAGTATATGAGCAAGGCAGCAGAATTTACCGCTAAGGGAGATACAGACGGGCTATTTAGGGCGATTTTAGGTCAGAGTGCATACAACTCCATGAAACTAAGGCAAGACGGGTATTTAAGCCCGAAAAACGGGTGGATTCAATAATTTAATATGCGGTTGGTAGCTCAATTGGTTAGAGCAGATTATAAATCACATCATGTTTGTGATGTTAACGGCGAATATAAAAATTGCTTTGGGAGCATCAGGTTACTGGTTCGAGTCCAGTCCAACCGCCTGAGAAGTGTAGCTCAATGGGTAGAGCGTTAAAAATGAACAAAAGTCATGTTTAGTGACTGTGACAGCAATTATTTTCTTAACCTGCTAATGTTATGATCTTGGTTCGAGTCCAAGCACTTCTCATCAGGGATTCTTACAGCAAAAACAATTTGGATAAGACTTTTAATCTTAAAACCATACAAGAATCCTGTTTATAGTGACCTTAACAGCAAAAACAAGATTATTTGATGCCATTATTATCAAACAAATCCAATAGGTCATGGAAAGGAGAAAAAGGAATGAATTTTGCGGAAGCAGCAAGAACAAAAGGTAGTTTTACACGCACAGAGAACGGGGCGGTAGCTCTGAACACGACAGGAAGTAAACTTTTGGATTTTTATTCGACAATAGGCGCATTAAGGAACGCAGATGAGCTGAGAATCCAGAGAATGTTTGCTGATGCATGCAGTGAAGATAAGCTTTTTGCCACCAAGATTGCGTTTTATGGACGAGACATAAGGGGTGGTCTTGGAGAGAGAAAGGTATTCAGAACGATTATCCGTTACATGGCAGAGTATCACCCGGAATGTTTAAGACCCAATCTCGACCTTATCGGTGTGTACGGAAGATATGATGACATGTATGCGCTTATCGGGACACCACTTGAAGATGATATGTGGGCAGCGATGAAAAAGCAGTTTGAAGAGGATGTCAAGAATCTCCATGAGGGCAATGCGGTATCGTTGCTTGCAAAATGGATTAAGACAGCCGATGCAAGTTCGGAAAAAACAAGAAAACTTGGCATTTTAACAGCGCAGAAGCTCGATTACCCGGTTTATAACTTCAAGAGGATAGTTAGAGCGTTAAGACGCAAAATCGGCGTTATAGAGGCTTTAATGAGTGCGGGAAGATGGGATGAGATTAAGTATTCCGAAGTACCATCAAGGGCAATGATGGTATATAGAAACGCATTTAGAAAGCATGACGAGGCAAGATACAGTCTATTTATTGACAAGGCTGTAAAAGGCGAGGAAAAAATCAATTCAGGAACGCTCTATCCATATGATCTTATCGAGAAGATATTTGAAATGAGAGGATGGTACAGCACCGTCAACATCAAGGAAGATAAGAGCATTGAAGCACAGTGGAAGCAGTTACCAAACTATGTTGAAAACGAGACTAATGCCCTGGTAATAGCTGACACATCAGGGTCTATGTATGGCAGACCAATGAACAGTGCGTTAGGACTTGCGATTTACTTTGCCGAGAGAAACAAGGGTGCATATCACAACATGTGGATGTCGTTCTCATTAAACCCGAAAATCCACATCCTTAAAGGCGAAACACTCGCACAGAAACTTGGAAGCATTGATTATAACGACTGGTATCAAAACACAGATTTAGAGAATGCATTTGAACGCGTTCTTGACATAGCAGTTCAGAACAATGTTCCGCAAGAAGAGATGGTTAAGTCTCTGATCGTCATTTCAGACATGGAGATTGACTGCTGCGGAAACAGGGAGTGGACATTCTACGACAAGATGGCGCAGAGATTCAAGGTGCACGGATATGAGATACCAAACATTATATTCTGGAATGTTGACAGCAGAAACGATGTTTTCCATGCAGACCACACAAGAAAAGGGGTACAGCTTGTAGGTGGACAGTCAGCAGCTACATTTAAGAATCTTGTATCGTGCATAGGAATGACACCTGTTGAAGCTATGGAAAAGGTTATAAATTCAGAAAGATACGAGTCTATCAAGGTTGAATAACTGATAAGGGGGCAAAATGACACACAAGGTCAAAATTGAATCACTTGATTGCGGACATGCAACAGTATTTGTTGACGACAAACGCATAAAGGCTAGTAAGATTGATGTCCACATGGAAGTAGGATGTGCACATGAGACAGAGATAAAGCTTATAGGTGAGCCGGATATGGAATATGATTCGCTTGTGACGTTTAATTTTAGCCCCCAGACAGTAAGAAAAGCGGTGGATGTTTTAAAGATTGCGCTTGAAAAGCATGATTTTATCGCAGAACTAGGGCTTGCACAGCTAAATGAGGTCAAGAAATGACTAAATTCTTCTTGGCAGCGTGCGTGATATTCATATTTTGGTGGATAACAGGCGGGGGTGAGTAAAAATGTGTGAATTTTGCAATACGATATTTGATTTAGAACTATTAAGAGGCAAGTTTAGGTCAAGCAGTGTCAGTCATACCTTGCAGATATGTGAAAGAACCAGGCTATTTGAGTGGAAAGGTTCACACCCGGAGTATGAGGACAGCTTTTTGTTTAAGTTTTTTGACGTATACGGCATATGGACAGGTGATCTAGGAGAAAATTCCATGATCCCGAAAGTAAGATATTGTCCATATTGCGGGGAGAAGATAAAGGATGTGTAAGTTTTGTGAGGAAGAAGAATACCTGTTTAACAACAGGGAACTTGGACATAACGGGGCATACAACGGCTTTGAAGTATGGATTGAGGACGACAAGTTAAATATTTATGCGTGCTTAAATGCAGCAAAGGTAGTAGATACCTCAGATTCAACAGATTTTAAGATTAACTACTGTCCGATGTGTGGCAGAAAGTTATGATGCGGTATGGTGTAAAGGTCAGCACAAAAAACTTTGGATTTTTAAATACCTGTTCGATTCAGGTTGCCGCAGTTATAAAGGAGAAATTTCATGAGTAAGAATCATGTAAACACATATGATATGAGTGGTGAATATGGGGTTGGGTATACCTCAAAGGGCGTACAATTTTTCTTTGACAAAGAGGATTATGAACTTATAAAGCATTATAAGTGGTATCTCAATTCAAATGGTTACATCTATTGCTCACATCCTAGAAAAATTGCTTTTCATAGACTTGTAATGGGCGTAAGCGACAGAAAATGTATTATCGATCATATACATCATAACAAATTAGATAATAGAAAGGCAGAATTAAGAATTGTAACGGCTACACAAAATCAAATGAATCAAATTCCAAGAAAACATTCTAGTTCATGTACGGGTGTAAGTTGGCATAAGAAGAGTAAAAAATGGATAGCACAAATAAGCGTTAATGGGAAACTAAAATGCCTTGGTATGTATAAGGGTGAAGATGAAGCAATTAAAGCAAGAAAAAATGCTGAACAAATATACTATGGGGCATACGCATTTCGTTAATTCTGCGGTAGAGATTTTGGTTCTCATAATTTCAGTTCGACTCTGAATACCGTAGTTTTTTCCGAGAATATCGGAAAAACGATTCTCCCCCTCATGAATCGTGACATATTTTTCCCCAACAAAACACCCCCATATTATTAAATGGCGTGATAAACGTGGGAAAAAACTAAAAATTTACAGCTTTTTGCTTATTTACACGCCAGAATGAGCGGTAACCGTAAAAGGACATTCCAATTCTTAGCTGTAAATGATCTTATTCATCCGAGTTTTGGGTTTTAGAGGATGGATTCTGTGTGCATAGCTTAGAGGTAGAGCGGCTGATTTATTTTAGCAGGCGTGGGTTCGAGTCCCATTGCATTCACTATAGAGTTTGACGGAGCGCGTATAACACCACTCTCTTAAGAAAAGTGGGAGGTTTATCGAGGAAAAATGGCATCTTATGAACTGATAAAAGCATTTGAAAGCTATAAGGACTATTACGGTCGGCGTGGAGTGGACGAACCCCTCATAAATGCGTGCGTAGAAGCCGCAAAAACAGCTTTTCTTGACGAGAGGGATGAAAAGTACGGGTTAGAGATTACAAGTGCCACAAAGGGCTATATAAACGAGTTAATCAAGGGTAAAACAGGCGCGGGATTCTTTGATCTTGAAAGATATTCCATCGACCACGACATTGAGTATTCCATCATCAATACGGGATACGATATATACAGGCTAGAGTCGTTTTCAAAGTTTGATTCGTACATGCTCTACCTTGAAAGAGACAGAGGCCAAGACAAGAGGTTCTATCTTCCAAGGCGAAGAACTTTAAGCATCGTAGCCGGAGATATGCAGCGGCTTGAAGATGACGAGATTGACGTATATGGACTCAGCTTACCGGCGAGAACTGGAAAACTGATATCAAATGAAACACCTGTTTTAACAAGAGATGGTTGGAAAAATCACGGTGATCTTGTTATAGGGGACGAGGTTATCGGATTAAACGGTGAATTTGTAAAGGTAACGCATGTATTTCCTAAAGATTATGCGAATGTGAGAGTACATTTTAAAGATCATACGTTTATTGATTGCCACGAAAACCACGAGTGGCTTGTTTATGACAGGTTTAACCAAAAAGACAGGATAGTTGAAACAAAGGAATTGGCAAAATCTGCATATATCGAATCTGGAAGTGAAAGATATAGATTTTTTATACCTGTTCAGAGCGGAATAATCGGAGAGCAAAAGGATTTACCTGTAGACCCATATATCTTAGGAGCATGGTTAGGCGATGGGACAACAAGTAAACCTTGCCTTAAGATATGTCATACGGACGCATGTATAGCGAATGCCGCAATGAAACTATATCGTTGCACTTCTGTATTTGCACAGGTTGGGTGTAATGTTTATAGCTTTGACGGATTAAGGGCTGATTTAAACAAGTTAGGGCTATGCCAAAATAAAGAACCCGCTGAAAAGCACATACCACAAGAATATTTAACTGCAAGTAAAGAACAAAGGTTAGAACTGCTTGCAGGGCTTCTTGACACAGACGGGTGTTTAAAGAAAGGCGAAAAGAGATACGATTATTCAACAACAAACACCAAATTGCGAGATGGTGTTATCGCTTTAGTATCATCTTTTGGTTGGAGAGTATGTGTAGCCAAGTATGATGCAAGGGTATCTTCATCTGGGATAAAAGGAAAACAGGATTGCTATAGGATTTCTTTTAATCCGACAGAGAGTATTCCTTGCAAGGTCAAGAGAAAGCAACTGAATACATTTAGCAAACAGAAAAGGATAGGAATTACAGGGATTGAAAGGATTGAGCCAAAGCAGGGAAATTGCATTTCTGTAGAGGGTGGTATTTACAGAGTAGGAGAACGACTTAAACCTACACACAACTCATCCATCTGCATATTCTTTTTAACCTGGGTAGGAGTAAGAAAGCCAAACAGTCACAATGCGATGGGTGGACACTCAGGACAGCTCGCAAAGAGATTTTTCAGAGGGCTTGACAATATCATCGAGACACCTGATTACAGGTATGAAGAGGTATTTCACCTGTGGAATCCTGAATACAAATCAGTTTTACAAGCAAAGTCCTCAGACCCCGCAGAATTTACGATAAACCTTGGAACACCTGATGAGTTTTCAACATTTACCTGCCGAGGAATAGACGGAACATGGACGGGTGCTATAGACGTTTCTGCGGACGGGTATTTATACGTGGATGACCTTATAAGGGACAGAGAACACTCTTTAAGTCCATCCCGTGTAGAAAATACATTCCAAGAATATCAGAATAAGATGCTTGATCGTATGAACGATGGAGCGAAGAAGATGCTCGTAGGAACTCTGTGGACGGTAAACGACCCGATAGAACGTGAAAGGCGACTTAACGAGGACAATCCAAGGGCGTTGTTCAGAAAGATACCTGCCCTTAATGAGAACGAGGAAAGTAACTTCCAATACACGGTCAAGGGATTTTCCACACAGTACTACATAAACATGAGGGACAGACTTGACAAGGCAGAATGGATGGCAAAATTCCAACAGCAGCCATTTGTCAGAGAAGGTCTTACCTACCCGATAGAAGAGTTAAGGTTTTTTGATGGCATGTTGCCCGCAGGGAATTGTTCTACAGTAGCACACATAGACGTTGCGTTTGGTGGTGGTGACAGGCTTTCAATGCCGATATGCAAGGATTTCGGAGATATGCAGAAGTATATCGTAGGATGGGTGCATGATAGCCGTTCGCCGGGATTTACAGTACCAAGGGTAGTAGATGCGGTTGACAGATACTATATCACAAAGCTCTTTATCGAGAAAAACTCTGGTGGACAGCTCTACGCAGATAAAGTCAGAGAAGAGATGCAGAGCAGAGGCATCAACCACTGCAAGATAGAACTTTATTCCGCACCGAACAAGATTTCAAAAAATGACAAGATCAGCGGATACTCAGACTACGTAAAACGAAACTTTATATTCTTATCACCTAAGACAAAAGATACCTATGAGGATGATATAGATATCTACAAAGCGGATGCCGACTACCGCAAGGCATTGGATGAGATGACAACATTCAGTATCGAGGGAAAGGGAAAGTTCTTTGATGACGCACCAGACTCAGTATCATCGTTAGCGATGAAAATGGACAACAGGCGGTCAACAAAGGCAAGGATAATGAAGAGTCCGATATGAGCGAAAAATCAGTAGATGAAAAAACATTTAAAGAGTGTTGTGATTTGATGTTGAGCGGTAGGATGCACCCGGAAGTGGCGGCCTATCTGACAGGGCTATCAAGACCTACATTCTACAAAAGAGTGAACCAATATTACGACCCTGAACGATACGGGGAGCTGCCGGAAAACTTCTTTTCGGGTCGAAAGAAAGATACCTGGAAAGAAAATACGGGGTGGATTAAAAACAGCATAGCTGTTCAGAGATATCTTGAAAACCAAAAGATAAAAGAGCAGCGGAAAATGGAAAAGAAACAACGCTTAAGGGAAGAAAAGAGAAGAAACAGGCCATTAAAGGCTGAAAATTTACCAAAGTTGGAGGATTGAAAAATGTTTGCATTTAAGGTATGCGTAAGCACAATAACAGTAATCGTAATGGCACTAATACTCTTAGCTTCCGTGGGGGCTGACAAGCAGGGAAGAAACATATCAACAACGATCTTGATAGTGTTTGCGCTTTGTCTTTTGGCTATGTGGGGGTGAAGAATGAACAAGAAAAAACTTAAATTCAGTGATTTCGGGATAAGTAACAAGAGGTATAAGGAACTGTGTGGTTTCTGTGAGCAATACCCGGAATGGAAGCAAAAACTTAAAAATGAGTCTTTCATAAAAGCGGTGCAGTATGGGGACGAGCCTAAACCCGCAAATCATGAGAACTCAGACACAACAGCAAAACATGCGATGATGATGCTTAAGCTTAAAAGGAACTGCGAACTGATCGAGAAAGTAGCAAAAATGGCTGACCCCGATTTATGGGAGTACATCATCAAGTCTGCTTGTTATGAGGTTTCCACCACTTATCTTTTAAATTGGGATAACATCTATTTGTCAAAATCAGCGTTCTATGAAAGACGGAGATATTTCTTTTACTTACTAGATATTGAAAAAAACAAGACAGAATAACAAAATGTGGAAAAATTTTAATGTCAATAATGATACCATGTGTATAGGTAGTAAACTGAGTACGGTAAATAAACGGTTCAGCCAAAGGGGTTGAGCCGTTTTTTCATGGTGAATATATGCGCGGTAGAAAAAAGATAATGACCGATGTTGCGGTCGTTACTGCTGACAACATAATATCGATTATTCAAAAAGCACTCGGAGATCATCAAGAAAACGCAAGCGAGATTCAGGCGTTGATGGATTTTGAGGAAGGTTTTCAGCCACTCCAAAGAATCAAGACATACCGTAGCGACATTGACATAGACGTTACGGACAATGTAGCCAACGAGATTGTTGAGTTCAAGGTAGCCCTTAACTACGGAAACCCTATCAGTTTCAAGAAGAGAGGTTCTGTAGATGGCATGATTGAGGCTGTTCAGATGTGGAACGACCAATATTATCTAACGGGTTCAGACTCAGACAACCAGGAACTTGCAAGAAATTTTGAGATTGGTGGTATTGGAAATGTTTTCATTGACATAAATACCGACTATGAAGAGGGTGATGCTTACTACATCAGAACAATCCTTAATCCAAAGACTTCATTTGTTATCTACTCTTCATATTATCACGACCGCAGACCGATGGTAGGAGTGACCTACAGAGTTGATTCTGATGGAGTCACACACTATACGGCATTTTCTAAAGATTGGCGATTTGAGATCAAACATTGGGTTATCCAAAATCCTAAAAAAGATGGCGAGACTTTAGAAAAATGGGATCATGAGTCAAGGAGTGGAGAGGTTAATCCACTTCGCGTGATACCTATTATCGAGTATTACAGAAGTCATGACAGGATGGGATGCTTCGAGAGACAGATTCCGGCAATGAACAACCTTAATCTTCTTGTTTCGGATTTCTCAAATGACGTAGACCAGAACACACAGGTTATATGGTGGGCTAACGATTGCGAATTTGAAACCGTTCAAGTGGTTAACGAGGACGGAACTGTAACCGAGACAGTAAAACATCCCAAGTCGAACGAGTGGCTACAGACCTTTACTTCCAGAGATGGAAAGATACCAAAGGTTCAGCCATTGACAGTAACATACGATTACGCGGGAATGCTTAACAACTATATGGCACAGAGAGCGTTGATACTCCAAAAATGTAATGTTCCTCAGAGAAACGATAACTCTGGTGGAAGTACAGGCGTAGCGATGAGTGATGCTACAGGATGGAGTGCAGCAGATATTGCAGCAAGCAAAGAGGAAATGATTATCTCAAAGAGCATCAGACAGGAGATAAAAGCCATCTGTGCTGCAATAAGAGAGAGTGATTGTCCTTTGGATAGTCCTTTAAGAGACATTAAGCCATCAGATATCGAGCCAAGCATCAAGAGACAGAAGAACTTTGAACTGTCCATCAAGACAACCTCGATTGCAACGCTTATCAATATCGGATTTAGTCTTGAAGATACGCTTGATGCTGTTAACCTGTTCCCTGACCCTGCACAAGTAATCGAACGTAGCAAAGAAGGTGTTGAAGCTTACCAACAGACAATGTTAAAGGAAACCGAAGAGAAAGAGGAAGTAAAGCCCACTTCTGACGACCCTATTTATCAGGTTGGTAACAGCCCTAACATAGATGGAATGAGTATGGATAATGGCGAAGAGGACGAAGAATGACGAACTGAATATCCTTGATTACCACGACTACATAGAGCATTATTTTGACCCTATGCAGATAGATGAGAAGCAGAGAAGAGAACGCATTGAAGAAGCAGAAGAGATATTTGATGCGATAATGCTGTTTCTTATATGGTGTGATGAATCTCCTGAGAACGTAAAACGTGAAGATACGCAGCGCGACATGGAGAATCTATACAGGGAAGTTATTTTTCAGAAAGTTGAGCCGGATGAATTTATAGACATATACGTACCATTCTTTATAGGGAATTTGGTTGAGGTTACAACAGAGAACATAAATGATGAGTACTACACCTCTGTTGATAGAGCTGCCAATATAGCTTGTAACGAGGCAAACACAGTAATAAACTACGCCGAGGTGCAACAAGCAAAAGAACAAGGCTATTTATTTAAAAAATGGCAAGCAGAGGTAGACAATCGAACAAGGTTAGACCACATAAGCATGGATGGGGTAACAATTCCCATTGATGCTTATTTTATCTTTGACGATTGTGAAATGTTTGTGCCACACGATGAGGTTAACGGAACAGCAAGGCAGTGCGTAAATTGCAGATGCTCAGTCAAGTTCCTTAAGGAAAACGACAATCGCCGCTTCGATGATGTAACAGACACTTTTAAGATCAAGAACGAAACATTCGATGTACAGCTTGATTCAAGTTTTACAGACAGAGATGGAAACACTTACTACATAGACAACAAGCATGTTTACATGGACTATACGGAACACGAATACGAGATAGCAAAGCTTATAAAAGCAAAACTTGGTGGCGAGATTTCGATAGTGCCTAAAGTAGTAAGTCCTTCTGGCGTAAGAACCCCAGACTATATCTTCCGGGGCGAAAACTTAGATTTAAAAGAAATATATAGTTCTAAACAGGACGCTTTGTACAACGCTGTACACAGAAAAAGTAGACAAGCAAGCAATTTTGTGTTCGACATCACAAAATCCGAACTTCCCACAGAGAATTTTATTAAACAAATGGAGTCCTTGTACAGCAGAACACATACAAGATTTGTAGATAAGACAATACTTATAAGAGACAACGAAATAATCAAGATATTACAAAAGCGGAATCCTGTCCGACCCAAAGAATAGGGGATCAGATGGAATCCGCTCTGTATATTTTTATATTACACCAAAACAGAGAAAAAAGCAATTAGGGTTAAAAGCATGAACTTATCACAATTTGAACACAAACAGGCGTATATCAAGACGATAAGAGGCGAATATATAAGCCGCTACGTCCTTAGATATATTCACACGAACAAAAGACATGGAGATCAGATAGAAATTTGCAGAAAACGTGGTCGAAAGGTAGAGAGAACATTAAACCAAGACCAGATTGTATCTATTGTTGAGTTGAAATTAAAGGAGAAAACAAAATGATTAAGAGTATAGCACCGAATGACCCTAACGGCGTTGGACACTTGGCGTGTGACGATGCTACAGATATCGAAAATCTTCCCGCATTTGCAAGATCGAACAACCTTGAAATGGGTACAGACTGTATAGTAATCGACACGGGCAAAGCACTTATGATGAAAAGTACATATGAGTTTAAGGAAGTTTAAGGGAGGCTATTATGGATATCATTACAAAAGCGATATGTGAAAAGATAGCCGAGGGAGCTGTTTCCGGCGTTGAGAGTATGTCTATTGATGATTATACCCTTGTTATAAACTGTGTTGATGGAACAGTGCTTAGAATGGAATTTCCCGTCCCTAAAGATGGCGTATCAATCACAGATGTTGATGTAAACAACAATAAGCATATTATTTGCACAATGTCTGATGGTACTACTATTGACGCGGGAGCTATCCCTGCTATAAAGGGCGATAAAGGAAATAAGGGCGACAAAGGTGATACAGGTGTCGGAATGCCCGCAGGTGGAACAACGGGACAGTTTGTAGTTAAAAAGAGCGACACTGATTATGATTTTGATTGGAAAAGCCTTGGAACAGCGAGCGAGAAAGACCACACAACATTTGTAAGCCCAGACAACGAGGATATTCCTACATCTGCGGCAGTATATCGTGCTATGTCAGCCATGTTAAGCGGAGCATTCCATCCCGCAGGTGAAAAGACTGTAGCACAGTTAACAAGTGCTTTGCTAATTGAAGCAAACCTTGGAAACGTATATTTGATTACAGATTCGGGTGTGACCGATGACAATTGGTTCGGTGGAGCAGATCAGCCGATTGTAGCGGGCAACATGGCAGTTGTCAATTTTGCCGGAAATAATACATATAAATTCATGTTGCAGCCCGGTATCAGCATCGACTTGTCATCATATCAAGAAAAAACATTATCAGAGTCTATCTCTGTAGATGGAACAACCAAAACAACCGTAGAGGATGCACTTGAAGCTATAAATGATTTGGCAGCAGGCAATAAAACAGCGGTACAGGGCAAGCAAGATACAATGCAGTATGCCACGATGCCCGCAGCAAACGCTTCAAGGGTTGGGCACATAGTTCAATATATAGGTAATGGCAGCGGTTATGTTAATGGTTACTTCTATAAATGCGTTGAAGATAGCGGATCGTATTCTTGGGAACTCCACAATGTTCAGCAAGGTGGAAGCGGTGGCGGTGGATATACCGCGGGTGATGGAATAAACATTTCAGCAGAAGATGTAATATCCACAAACAACTTACAGAGTGGAGATATGGATGACATAGTAACACCCATACCGAGCATACCGACAAGAGTACCGCATAAATATAGCACCACAGAGCAGATAGTTGGTGAATGGATAGATGGAAGTCCTGTTTACGAAAAGGTAATTGACATTAGTTCTTCTCCAATCACACTTACATGGAATGGAGATAAGTTCGCAACCAACGGCGAAATAAATGCCTTGATTCCAAACGTCAAAGAAGTTTTAAGCGGATGGGCTGAATATTATAGTTCATCAGGGAATACCTATGGCGTTGTGAATGTTTGGGTAAAATCGGGGTCTACCAAATGGCAGTTGTATGGATTTACAGGAACAGACCCGATGCACAAACTTATTCTCAGATACACAAAAACTACATAAGGAGGTATAGGAAATGAGCGTACAAAATCCAGAAAGAGTAGTAACAAAACAAGACTTAGCTGATTTCTATGAACAGATACTTCCTTATTTGGGTGGTATGCCAGAGATATTGGCTAATAAATTCAGTAAAGGCGATATGTACTCTACTGATGAGAGAATGATAGGACAGTGGATAGACGGAAAACCATTGTATCAAAAAACTGTAAATGCAACAATTTCATCTACGTCTAAGATAGACAGTACTCAAAATAATTTCTATCAGGGCAATTTTTCTTTGTCTAGTGAAATACCTG